GAGCATCGACCACATACGCCGCGACTGCGCATCGGATCGCCGCTGTGGCCTGATCTCAACGCAGTACCCGTCTGGCGCAGCGGCTATCTCCGCCAGGATGCGTGCGCGCGTGCGTGGCGTCAGGGGAAAACTGCGCTTCATGCGGCGGCCTTCAGCAACTCCGCTATCGTGGCCTCGATCTCTTGGTTGAAGATTTCAACCTCGCGCTCAAGCCAGCCGATCTTCTCGTCGTCGCGCATGACGCGCTGGACGTGCATGCTCAACTCTTCGGGTAGGCGCGGATCGTAAGAGGTGAAGTCGCACCATTGTCGGCCCGTGCCCGCCATCTGCCACTGCATTTGCAAGGCGTAGCCGTTGTCGATCTTCGCGCCCAGGAAGGTGGCGATATGGGTGGCGGTGTTGGGGCACTTGAACTCCACCAGCCCATCGTCGCCGACCAAGCCGTCAGGAGATGCGCCCGCCCAAGCGAGGCGAGGGTGCTTCAGGAAGCCGCCTTCGCCGATGTCCACGTCATAGAGGAAGGCGTAGGCTGCGATTGCCTCGGCCTCTACCTCGTTGCCGCGCTGCATCTCGGCGGAGCGGTAGCCCTCGATGGGCTTGCCGGTCAGGCGCTCCGCGATCAGATCGGCGGCGTAGTTCTTGCGTGAGACGCCCCACTCTTTCTTGTCGCGAGAGCGCGCGACCACGTCTGCGATGCGTGATGCGGTGACGTGTCCGACGCGGGCGGTCGCCCAAAGGGGATCGCTGCGCAGGATCATTCGACCACCTCAGCCTTTCTGGGCTTCGCCGCCGCCTTGGTTTTCTTCGCGAGCGCCCCGATGGCGCGCGGGTAGTTCTTTTGAAGGATGTCGGGCAGGGCATCGACCTTCATGTGATTGCAGAACTTCTCCACGTCCGCATCGGCGGCCTCAATAAGCCCGCGAAGCTCTCTCAGTTGCTCCTCAGTGATCTTCTCCTCGCCGCCCGCCGCTTGGCCGTCATCATCCTCAGCCGCAGCGAGGCCGAGCGCGATGCTCAGCGTATAGCGCTGGAGGTAGGTGATGGTTGAGCCGATGGCCTGGATCGAGTTTTTGTTGCCGGTCGTGTCCGCGCCCGCCTTTAGCGTCGTTTCCTCTGAGCACCCGTCACGGTGAGAAAGGATGCAAGTGACGCTGATGAGGCCGCCGTCTTGGTTGGAGCGGTAGCGGTAGCTCAGCCCGTGTGCGGCCAGAACCGGATTCACCGCCTCCGCGTAGGCCGACATATCGGCGTACATTTTGTCGTTGTGGCCCTTGCGGTTCTTGACGATGCGCGGGATTTTCGGCTTCGCCTCAGAGATCGCGTTGGAGAATGCGCGTCGGGCGTTGCTGGCCTCCTGACGCTCCTGCAAGTCCATGAGCTTCTCAAGGATGCTGAGATCATCGCCTCGGTCGAGCGCCTGGGCGATCAAGTCCATCGCCGTGCGTGGAACTAGCGCCGATTGCTTGGCGACGAGTTCAACGAGTTCTGGTGTTGGTTCCATGTGAAATCCCTTAACGCAGGTTTACTTCTTGGTTTTGACGTTGCCGCTGAAATCGCGCCAGCGGTCGAAACTTGAGCGGCCTTTGAGCTTGCCGCCGCGCAACCGAGAGGGGGATTTCTTGTAGGTTCCGGCGTGCTTAGCTGCGTTGCGCTTCATCTTGGCGCGCTCGCTTGTCTTGCGTCCAGTCTTTTTCAGGTCGCAGGGGTCTCGCACCAGGGCGCGCCAATTGTCGAGGCTGTTGACCTCGTCTGGGTTTGCGCCTGGGCCGTACTCCCAAATCTCGATGTGATGGTCCCAGCGAATAGCCACCCCCTCCAGAGAACGACCGCATCCACACCCGCATTTGTTGTGCTGGCGAGCGCGGATGAGCGCCTTCTGAGAGGGGGTGAGGTATCGCCGTTTAGCTAGCAGGGCTGGCAGCCTCTTCGTCGCGGGCGCTGGACTTTGTCCAGTTGGCGCGGGCCTCGGCAATCAAGCCCTTAACCGTGCCTGGGACCTCGGCGGTCATCTTGCCGCTGCCGCGCGCCGGAGCGCCGATGATGTGCGGCACAATGACTTGGCCGTCGCCGCCGACGCGGACGCTGATTTGCGCCATCGGTCGCTGGGCGACAAAGGCGTTCCAGGCTTGCGCCACAGCAGAGAAGCCGTGGATCATGCTGAGCTTGCGGTTGTTGTAGTACCAGCCGCGCAGGCTCAGGCGAGCGTCTTGCAGGGGCAACTCTGCGCCGTTGGCCACGCCATCCACAAAGCGCTGGGCGTGATCGGTGAGGGCGTCGCCGGAGCGGGTCGCCAGGAAAATAACCGCCGCAAGTGCAGACGGGCGTGTTGCGCCGCGCGCGCTTGCCGCCAAACCTGAATAGTAGAGCAGGTCTTCATGCTCGCGGATGAACGCGATGCGCTCCGGTTTGGAGCGGCGGGCGTTGAGGCGCGGCGAAGCGGTGTCCAGCCAATTCAAGATCGTGGTTGCCGCTGAACCGGCGATGTCGCCGTTGGCCTTGTCGTCAACCATGTGGATGACATCGCGGATCGAGCGCGGGCGGTTGAAGTCGATGACCGAGCGAACGTCGCCGGGAACGTCTTTGTAAACGAAAAGCGTGGTGCCCTTGAATTTCGGGTCTTCGTTGGAGGCGATGCAGATCGCAGTCAGACGGTGCTGGCCGTCGATCAGGTTGCCGTCCTTATCGAGCATAATGCCGTGACGGTTCTCGCCGTTCCAGCGCCCGCCGAGCATGTCGGTCGCAAGCTCCTTTGCGCGGTCTTGGCTGAGATGGCGATTTTGGGGGTTCTTGGATAGCCACTCCTGGGCCATCTCGGGCGTAACAAAGGTCTTCATGCCTACTCCTTGGTGGTAGCTCTAAATATACCGGCTTGCGAAGCCGCTTCGTGCTTGCTACGTCACCCCAACTACAGAACTGTTTACTGTTCGTCAACAGGAGTGGCTCTCTTGCCAAGAAAATTCGCACAACTACCACCTGAGCAGGAGGCTGCGTTTGTCGCCGCTGTTAAGTCGCGCATGGCGATACAGGACCTTGCGGCGAAATTCGCACCCAACAACAACCACAAACACATTTCCCGCTGGGCGCGGGAGAGGGGGCTGGAGATTTGGAGTGATAAAGTTCGCGCGCGGATCGTTGCGCAAATGTGGTTCACCCAGGCGTCACGCGAGGACATCGCCGCCGCCATTGGGAAAAACACGCAGACCGTTCAGCGCATCCGCAAAAGCCTAGGTCTGCCAAACCGCGCTATCGACGGCCAGCAGCCGTGGCGACCTGATGAGGACGCCTACCTTCTTCGCAAGCGCGAACAAAACATAGCCCACGCCTCGCTGGCCGCGACTTGGCCCAGTCATTTTCCAGCGCGCTCGGAGCAGGCTATCTCTGCGCGCCTGCGCCAAATCGCACCAAAAACGGCTAAGTCCGGTTGGGTAAAGGGGCGTAAGATTGCCGCCGCCATTGTTCCCAAGATCACGGAATGTCTGATCAAGCACGGCCCAAGCCCGGCGTGGCGCTTGCGTGATTACGCTGAATCCACGCCAATTCTGGTCGAAACGGCGATCAAAAAAATGGTGAAAGAGGGCCGCGTGCGCCGCACTGGCGGCTTGGTCGAGTTGATTAACCCACAGGAATAATTCGCGCCCGACGCCGGGCCGACTTGCCCGACTCATTGCCTGCCGGAATGAATGAGGGTCCGAAGCGGATGCGCCGCCTCGGACCCTCGATCTGTTTGTCCAGCTAAAGACCAACAGGGTGGCGGGTCTTCTCTTGGATGAAGCCCGCGCCGTCGAAGCGAGGGCGAGACTGGAAATCGAGCCCTCATGACCAACATATCGGAAAATCAGCCGCCACATCAAGCCCTCGTCAACATTATGGCTGAGCAGGCTTTGCTTGGCGCGATCCTCTTCGACAACGTCACGCTGGAGCGGGTCAATGATCGCCGCGCGCCGCTACGCGCCGAAGACTTCTCCGTAAGCGTTCACCGCCGCGTGTTCTCGCTCACCTCAACGCTGATCGCTGCTGGTGAGGTTGCCGATAGCGTCACGCTGCTTGGCCGCCTCGCAACCGAGGAGGGCTCCAGGCGCGAGTGGGTGCCAATTCTGCTGGGCCTGCTGGAAGCAGCCGCGCCGCTCACAGTGCAGGCGCAATCTTACGCCGGTATCGTTCGCGATCTGGCGCAGCGGCGCGCGATCTACAATGCCGCGCAGGCCGCCATTGCGATGGTGACGACGTTCAAGGACGACGAAGACGCCGAAGACATCCTGCCGGAGGCGGTGCGTTTGTTCGACGGCGCAGTGACCTCGAACGCCTCGACCAAATCAATCGGCGAAGCTGCTGCCGCGTTTCGCACGGGCCTCGATGAAGATGGCGCGCGAGCGATCCCCACAGGCTACGACACGCTTGATCGCCGCTTGGGCGGCGGCCTCTTTCGCGGCGATCTCGTCATCCTTGCTGGCCGCCCGTCTATGGGCAAGACCAGCGTGGCCCTGAACGTCGCCCGCAATGGCGCGCGGCGCGGCGCAAAGATCGGCATCGTCAGTCAGGAAATGTCTGCCGAGAGCTTGGCCATGCGCTCACTATCGGCGCAGGCTTACGCGCAATCGCAAACCGGCTCTGAGCGGTTTTCGTATTCGCATTTGCGCAGCGGCGCGCCCAATGTGTCGCGTCATCTGATTGATCGCGCCGTGCTGGGCTTGCGCGATTTGCCCATCGAGATTGATGATCGCGCCGGTCTTAGCGTCGAGCAGATCGAGTGGAGCGCGCGCTCTATGCGCCGCAAGCTCGGCGGCCTCGACGTGCTCGTCATCGACTACCTGCAAATCCTCGACCGCCCAACAGCGCGCGGCAGAAATGACGCCGCCATTCTCGGTGAGATGACGACGAAGCTAAAGCAATTGGCGCGAAAACTGAACGTCGCTGTGGTGTTACTCAGTCAGCTGTCGCGCGCAGCAGAGACGCGCGACGACAAACGCCCGCAGCTTTCCGATCTGCGTGAGAGCGGCGCCATCGAGCAAGACGCCGACGTGGTCATCGGCGTTTTCCGTGAGAGCTACTACCTCGAAAGGCGTGAGCCCCCCGCATCTGCTGGCGATGAGAAGATGCGTGAATGGCAAGAACAAATGGATCGCGCACGCGACCAAATCGAGCTTCTGACTCTCAAGCAACGCAACGGCCCGTGCGGGACCGACAAGCTGCAAGCGCACATCCAGTACGATCTGGTTTTGAACATCGCCCGCTGAAGGGGGAAACGGCATGAAGTTTTACAAGCACGACCCCGAGGCGTTCATCGACGGCGTCGAAGGCATGACGCTTGAAGAGGTCGGCGCCTACGCGCTTTTGATCGACCATATGTATGTCCGCAAGGGGCCGATCATCGACTCCACAGCGGTCATTTGCGGCCTCCTAAACATCGACCGGCGCGTGTGGAAAAGGCTCCGTCAGAGCCTCGTCCTGAAGGGCAAATTGGTGGATCGCGGCGACGGCTTTTTGAGCAACCGCAGGGTCGAGCAAGAACTGACTTGGCTTGAAGATACGCGACAAGTCAAACGCAAGTCTGGATCAATTGGCGGTCAACTATCGGCTAAGCGACGCGCTAACGCTATGAAAAGTAACGATGTCGCGCAAGCAAGTGCTCAAGCAAGTGCTCAAGCAAAATCCAACCAGAGTATAGAAGAAGAAGAAGATACTTCGCTACGCTCAGTATCTTCTCCAGACTCCTCACTTCGTTCGGAGTCTGGAGTCGTCGTCGCCGAGGCGAAGGCGAAGGTCGTTGAGTTGCGAGCGCCGCTGCCCGTCGCCGAAGCCGTGGAGGCGTTCAACCGAACAGCCGAAGCCAATGGCTGGCGCCGCTGCCGCGAACTCTCGACCAAGCGCAAGACGGCGATCTCGGCGCGATTGCGCAAGCACGGGATCGAGGGTTGGACCGAGCACCTCGCCATCGCGGCCAAGACCGAGTGGGTCAACAACCACGAGCGGCGCTCGAAAGATCACCAAAGCTGGCGCGCCAACATCGACTGGTTTTCGCGCGAAGACACGTTCATCCGGCTGGTCGAGGATGCGGTTACGCCAGCGGTGAAGCCGGTTGACTGGGCTTGGCGGCTTAGCACCTGGGCCGATGGCAAGCCGTGGCCGTCGAACGCTTGGGGGCCTCCGCCAGACGACCCAGCCTGCGAAGCGCCAAAAGACTTGCTTGCGATCATGAATCGTGGCGCAGTCGGAACCTTGCTGTGAGTATTTCGTACAGGGGCCGCTCCATGAACGTCGATCAATCCGCTTGGCTTCAGCCCATCGCGCCGTCCCTGCGCATCGCCACGCGCATCCCGGTGCTTTCGCAACTGACCATGCGCGAGATCGCCATCCTGGCCACTTTGGACGAGCTACGCGACATCGGCGAATGCGGCCCACTGACGACGCACGCACTGGCTGAGATCATGGGCGTCGGCAAGCCGGTCATCACCCGCTCAGTGACGCGCCTCGCCGTTGACGGGCTGGTCATCAACGGCGCCCACCCGAAGGACAAGCGCAAGCGCGCCATCGCCCTGACCGAGCAGGGGGTGGCGATCATGGCCAAGCTGTGCGGCGAGCGGATTGACGCCATAGCTGCGTAGGGGGTTGCGTTCGAGCAGTGTATTTACTACACTCCTCTTCATGGACGAAGACACGCCCCCAGAAGCGCCAGACGCGGCGCCAACCGAGCGCTTCATTGTGCTTGAGGGCGCGAGTGGAGCGCCGCTCAGCCCGATGCTCCAGGCCGCCGCCAAAGCGCGCGGCTGGCTCATCAACAAAGCCGGGCACGCACTCATTCCGCGCATCTCCGATCCAGACCGTAGCTGGCGTCGCTTCTGCGCCTTCCTGCACCTTATCGTGAATGGCGCGCTCAGCAATGACGCGAAGCTCGAAACCCTGATCCAGCGCGCCGACATGCTCGCTCAGGATCAGCAGGCGCGCGAGGCCCTCGCCGCGCAGCGCCGCTCGCGCGTGATGCTGCTACCCGCCGAGCCCAAGCCCGCGCCCGCCACGACGCCGAAGCGCCGCAGCCCGAAGCCAAAGGCGAGCGAACCCAGCAAGCGCGAGAAGACGCGGGCTGAAATCGAGGCTGCACTCAAGTTTTGCACTGAGGCTGGCTTCTCTGCCGCTGAGGCTGCCGAGAAGACCGGCGTCAAGCGCCTCTCCATCGAGCGCAGGCTCGCCGAGATGCGCGAGGCTGGCGCAGACATGGGGCTTTACGACTTTGGTAAAAGCCGCATGAGAAGCTTGGCCCTCAAAGGCAAGAAGTACAAAAAGACTGGAGACTGAAAATGAGCCCTTCCATCATGAGTGCATCGCCCGGCAATCGCATTATGTGCTATCGCTGCGGCACGATCTTCGATCACAACCCGCAATACTCGCGGCACTGCAAGTGCAAGAACTGCGGCGTCTCGATCTCGATCCCCGACGCGCGCCGCACCTTTGCGGCAAACACGAACATTGGCGGCCTCGCCGCTGGTAGCGCTGCCGGTCGCGCGCCGCCCACTCCGATCCCCCATGCTGTGCCGGTAGACGCCGCGCTGCCGCCGATCTGCCGCGACGAGAAAGGCCAGCCGCTGCCGAAGGAGAAGCCCTCTGCGCCGGAGAAGCCGCATTTCGTCGCCGACGACTTCAGCTTCATCGCCCGCCGCATGAAGCAGCTTCAGGCCGAGAAGGAGAGCCGCGTGGCTGGTTCTAGCGACGATGAGGGCTTCAGTTTCTGA